TATTAATTCAGAACTCAAATTCGTTTACCGACTATTCCACAAGAAAACTCGCACCATGAAGCTTTCCGCCCACTTCAACTCCGTCCGCAACTACCTCGCAGAAAAAGCAGTCCGCATCCAGAAAGAATGGCAACTCTTCCAACAGAGTGACCAAAACCCTGAGACCATCACTGACCAGATTCAAGACACTGACACACGTCGCCACTATGCTAATGCCTACAACAAGGATTACTACCGCGCCAAATATCAACAGTATGAATCAGAATATCAGCAGATAATCTCCTATCTCCAATCGAAAGATTCCGATCGTGACCAACCCTTCGAACTCCGAATGCCCGTCCCTCCCGACTACACCATTCCCGAAAACCGTCTCCCCAATCCCGGCATCAAATTCGTCCCCTTTCTCTACCACTCCGGCCGCATTATCCACGAAAACCCCGAAACCTCTCGGCCCTTTGCTCCTGACGTTGAAACCGACGCAGCAGAATCATACCTTCCAGGTGACATCGACTTCGGCCCCGAAATCGACCCCCTCCTCCGCGCCCTTATCATCCGCAAATATCCTGAGTACCTCCCGTACGTCAATAAATATTGCAGACCCGCTGGCACAACAAATGGTACATTCCGCGACTTCAACAAGACTCAGATACCCACCGCTCCTCCAACAGAAGAACGCACTGAAGCAGTTCTTGAACATGTCTTTCATTTTCTAGACGCTACACCCTATCTGCCCATCCACTTTGTCGATACACAATACGACAAACGACCCCTCATTTCAGGAACCGGCTACCATAACCGATACTCCTATGCCCAACGCGCACACGCGAAATTCTCCCGCCCTGACGAGTACTCTACTCGACCCACTTCCCGCGGCTATTTCTACAACGCAACACTCGAGAATTCTCGAACTCTGATCCACCAGATCAAAGAATCCGGCATGCCCTTTAATCTCGCATTCGCTTACGATGATGAAATGAATGATGATCAAATCTTCACACTCATTCACCAGTATGAAAATTTTTTTCTTGACTACCCTACTATTCTATTTACCCGTAACCACATCTCTGACCGAGACAAGACCCTTAAAGTCCGTCCCGTCTACGCTGTCGACGACCTTTTCCTTATAATTGAATCTATGCTTACCTTCCCTCTAATGGTACAAGCCCGAAAACCTTCGTGCTGTATTATGTACGGCCTTGAAACCATACGTGGTTCAAACCGCTACCTCGATCGCTTAGCTCTTTCCTTTACCTCTTTCTTCACGATTGATTGGTCTGGATTCGATCAACACGTACCCCGTCCGCTCACTGACCTTTTTTACACGCACTTCCTTCGCCGTTTAATTGTCATATCACATGGATACGCCCCTACTTACGAATACCCCACATACCCCGATCTTACTGAACACTCTCTTTACCGCAAGATGGATAATCTCCTCCACTTTCTCCACCTCTGGTACAATAACATGGTCTTTCTCAATGTAGATGGCTTTGCTTATTGGCGTTTATTCGCTGGCGTTCCCTCTGGTTTGTTTAACACCCAATACCTCGACTCATTCGTTAATCTCTTTCTCCTTATCGATGCAGCTTTAGAATTTGGACTTACTCACTCAGAAATCCGCTCCCTTACCTTGTTCGTTCTTGGCGATGACAACTCCGGTTTCACTCACTTTGAACTAAGTAAACTCGTTTCTTTTGTAACTTTCCTTGAAAAGTACGCCCTATCCCGCTGGAACATGACCTTATCTAAAACTAAATCTGTCCTGACTACGCTCCGCTCAAAAATTGAATCTCTTGGATATCAATGTAATTTTGGCAACCCAAAGCGTAATATTGACAAACTAGTAGCGCAACTCTGCTACCCAGAACATAAGCTCAAGTACCACACGATGTCCTCCCGCGCCATCGGAATGGCCTACGCCTCAATGGCACAAGACCCCACATTTCATGCTTTTTGCTATGATGTATATACTATGTTTCTTCCCTTCCACGTTGATGACGAAAAAGCAAAGTTAGACTTGTCCCGAAAACTACAACTTGGCACCACCAACCTAGATGATGACATTCTCTCAATAGAGAAGTTCCCCACGATGGACTCAATTCGTCGTAAAATCTCGACATATCAAGGTCCCCTTGAATATGCTCCAAAATGGAACTACGCTCACTTCATCAATGGCCCTGATGTTGTCCCACCCTCCGCAAAGACGATGCGCGACTATGAAATCGAACACGATATCAAAGTCCGACAAGCACCGACCTTTCGACAGGCTGACCTTTTGCCTTTAGTGTAAATTAATAATTTATTCTTTTGCTTTTCT